ATTATATTTCTTCCTTTTTGAATTTCACCAGTTTTAATATTCTTTTCAAGTAAACCTAAATTAAATGCTGTTTTTCTTGTAACAGGCTTGTCTCCAAAATATTCTATTTTCTCACCTGTATCCGTATAGCCTCTTTCTTCTTCTCTTTCTGAAATTTTAGCATCCTCCTTAGCAATTGTTTCAGCTATACTAGCATCACCAGTTTTAACACCTGCATAAACATCAGGATTAATAGATTTTTGTATTGCTATAGATTTTTTATCTTGAAAACCCCAATCATCATCATCAACTTTAGTTTTTGTTTTAGGTGTAAAACTTGTAGGTCTATCTTTAGTTGGTGCTTTTGCTTTTGGTGTTGTTGCAGCTGTACGAATTGCTTTTTCTTTAGCAGTTTCTCCAGTTCCAGTCTTTCCAGTCTTTCCAGTAGTTCCTGGATTTTGAGTAGCTTGTCCTCTAGCACCCTGTCCTCCTGGACCTGGACCACCACGCGTACCACCACTTGCACTTGTTCCTGGAGATTTTCCACCTGGTCCTCCCCATCGATAACCTTGTCTTATACTTTTATCTATCATTATCTTCTTCCATCCGCTTGTATATCTAATCTAAACGTACCTAGTTTCCAGTGTTGTCCTGTACTTGTATTGTCAACCTTTAAAGATATAGCACGTGCACGTGCTCTTGTATCTATTTTAGTTGTTGTTGTTGAAGATGTAAAAGGACCTAATGATGAACTCGCCTGTGAATCTGTTGGATAATTTTTTAAATTTAATGTCACTCTTGCATCACCAGTTTGTTGTAAAAAGTCTGGAAGCACTCTTCTAATTTTCATCATGTATTCACCATCACCTCTGAGATCTGCGCCACCACCTTGTATTGCTGATATATCAAAATCACCAGATTCAATGCTTGCAGAAATAGCAGTAGCTGCTCCTGCTTTAATTTGATTTACTCCTGTTTCGTGTTCATAGTAAATAGTCACGCCATCCGTGTTGCCAACGGTTGTATCACTGGTTGCACTTGAGTCATATTCTGTTGCATGAGGTTTTCCAAATATATGTGAATCAGACCATGTTGATCTTGCAAGCGTGCTTGTTGTCCATACAGGTCGCTCCGGTGTTGAGTCCATATAATTATAAGTAACCGATCTATTATTAGATGCAGCACCACTACCTGGATAAAACCAAGTCACTTCACCAAATAAATTATTTAATCCTGCATAAATATGTTGTTTAGGAACTGTATTAATATCATCATAAACATAGTCTTCAACCAGACATGCCAATGAATCTAGTTTACCTGTATATCTAAAGAAACCATTCTCTGACATCCAGTATGCAGAACCATCCACTTCGACGGCTGCATTCTTTCCAATCAATCCACAGTTCGTTCCAACTTGTTGAAATGAAAATACAAAAGGTGCACCAACAAATCTCATAATAAATAATGATGTATCGGTCCAAATGTAAATTGCATCCCGACCTCTTATCGCTGCAACGATCCGTGTTCCGTCGGCCAGTCTTTGTGTACCAGCGGTGTTGGTTGCTGAAGGTGCATAAGAAGTTGAAGCATTGATGCTCTCTTGGTCTGACCAACGTATATACATATCATCCTGTGTTGACGTTGTGCCAATTGTAGTTTCTGTTCCAAAAAATACTAAGTGTCTATCGGGAGTGGATACTAAAGTCTGTATCGCTGCAGTTGGTGCATTAGCAACAATCGTTGCTCGAGTTGATGTTGCACTATCAGCATCTGAATTCCATTCAAAAGTTGCACTATCCACAATCGTTGCAATCAATTTATTTCCAAAATTGTCCAAGGCCCATAGACCAGGAGCTGTTACAATATCTCCAGTTTGCGATGCACCCCACTTGGTATAGTCAGATGCATCGGTAACTGTTGCTCCATCTGAATGCGATGCAGCAGTTGTATTGTCCGATCCTCTTGTTAATCCTGATAAAGTTCCTGTTCCAGTAGTATTCGTTGTATAAGCAATACGCTCGCTGTCTATTAAAACTGTTCCTGAAGCAGGCATCGATGCAGAATTATCTAGAACAATACTTGTTGATGAAGAAGTTAATGCTCCATCTAGTGTATCTGTAATTTCTCCAGCAACAGTACCACCCCATAGTCCAAGTCCCCAACCAGCAGCTGATTCTTCAACCGCAGGTCCTATTGAATAAAAATGTTGAACTCTTATTCCACCAGAAGTAGACGCTCCTGATCCAGATTCTGCTGATCCCATTTCAATAGTAATTGTTGTTGAGGTTGGAACCGTTGTGACCATAAAATTAGTGTCATTAAAATCACTGGCACCAAAATCAGAATCGGTAATCGTGCTCCAATTATCTAAACGTATAATATCGTATTTCGTAATGTTGTGATCCGATGCAAAAGTGATTGTAACTGTTGCATCACTTTGTGTTGTAGTAAATGCATTTGTTAATGTTGTTGTAGACTTAATAGGAGTAATGTCATAAAATGCTCCGCCAGAATATATATATAAAAACCTGTTTGTACCTAATGCAGCGTATTTAATACCACTCGCATTGACGAAATGATGCAGAGCTGTATTTCTTCCTGTAAGAGTAGCATCTCCTAGTTGAGCCCAGCCACCTATTTTTTCTGGTGTAGCATATCTGAAACGAACATAATCACCACCAATCCATTGGCCCTCGCCTCCGGTTGCTGTGACCTGTTTATTAAATCCTGGTTGTATGTTAATTTTTTGTAGCATAATTATCTCGCGTTACAAGGTACTTCGTTTGAATTTACGAATGGTGCTTCTGCAAATGCAGCATACACATAAGTTGCACCTGAATAATTAATATATTGTGAAGTGACTTTTAATTTAAATCCATTAGAAAGTAGATCTAGATTAGTTTCACTATCATCTTCTGCATTTTGAACATTTGGATATAATCTAGGTTGACTTGGATTATAACCTAATCTCTTATTATCAACTATATTCCACCAACCTGTTGAATCAGTTCTTTTTATCATAATAAAAGCAGGTTTAAATCCTGTGTAAACAAATGCTCCATCAGCATTTCCATTTCCTGTGTATGAGCCAAATTTGCTGAAGCCTTGCTTTTCAGTCCACATCCAAGTAATCATGGCATCGGTATTTCCATTAACTGAGTTAGCAGTACCTACTGTATATACAGAAGAAGTAGGTGCTTCATCTGACCAAACTCCAGCACTATCTCCTGTAGCATTATCATCATCAAGCACAAGATAATCTGTTTCTGGTGCTGATGTATTTGCACCATGATAAACAACCCAATTTTCTACATCTGGTCTATTTCTGGTAACCCAAAAATGAGGAACTGCTGATAAGGAATGACTTATATCTCTATCATCTGTTGCGTTTCCAGTAAATGTAACTATATCAAACCCAGAAGTTGCAGATTCTTTCCAGCACCAAGCTACATAGGTTTGTGAACTTGCATTATTAGAGTTATCCGATCCTTCAAAAGTAAAACCATCACTATCTAATGAAACAAAATAATCTGCACCATCTTGTTCAGCATCAGTTGATTCTGTTTGTAAAAAATTAGCAGCTCTTGCATTATCAAAAACAAATGATTTAGTTGCACCATTTCTGCGTTTAACCCAGACTAAATCTGGTTGCATATTAGTATCACCATCTAAAGTTTGTGCATTGGTACTTCCATTTCCAGTATAAGTCTTAACCTGAAAATATGCTTCTGGATCGTCTATTGTTGTATAAACTGCCATTTAACCTCCATCACTTCCTAAATTTTTTGTGCAAATTGCAAGATAGCCTGATGGTGGTGCGTATTCAAAATTTCCATAACTATTGGCATCTGCGTTGCCTGATGCTATTGCAAATCCTGTTGGTGGACTACCAAAATTAAAACGAGAAGAAACTCCACCACCTCCACCTTGTTGTCCAAAACCAATAAAATAAGCTCCAGCTACAGTAGAGCCAACAGCAGTTATAGAAGCTGCTCCTGTTCCTGTTGCACCTGATGTTGGATCTCCTGAATTTTCCCAAGTTCCATTTTTCGCAAAATAACATTTAAGATTGTCCAAATCTATTGCTACTCCTATAACATCATCTGCGGCATAAGTATTACCAGTCCACAATTCTGTATTATCTTTATAGACTTTGCCATTAGCACTATTATAACCAATACCTTTTAAGGATAGATAATGATTAGTCGCTGTTGCATTTGTTCCTACAATTCCTATTTCATGTTCTCCACCTACAGTAATAGCTTCTACTTCAAAATACCATTTTCCAGCTGTTAATCCAAATGTTGATGTAACAAAAGGATAAACACTTGTACTGGTACTTGTGGCAACAATACAATTACCTTCTGAAAAGGTTGCACCACCATAATAATTATCCAAAGGATTCATAGTACAAAAATTATTAGTCGGTGTATCCGTTGCCTGATCTGTTGCGGCAAAATTTACTTCGGTCCAGTCCGTTCCACCTCCAATATCATTTCCTAAATTACTACTATCTTCAAAATCTAAATAAGTTCCATTCGTACCAAGTGTTAATCCTGATACATCTATCGGTTTGAAAATTGTAGGTGAATCAGAATCGAATTCTCCAAATTTATCTACTGGACTATCAGCATTATCATTTTGAAAAACGACTTCTGCAAGATAACCGTGAAGATGATGTGAATCAGCAGTTGCATTTGTTACACCTATATAATGAGGAGTATTATTATTAATATGACTATCTACATCTGCCGATGGATAAGATTCAGTTGCAAATGAAGTTTCTCTAATTCCATTTACATAAAGTAGGCATCTATTTCCAGAAGTACCATTTCCAGAATCCCAGATAACGCATATATGATAAAATGCAGAATTATCTCTGAACAATCTATTAGTTTTTAATACAGTTGCACTGTTACATATAACATTAAATGTATCATCAGAATTAAATCTAATATTATCGTCATAAGTAGAATTATCTGATGTAGTTAATAATCTTTGTTCTACACCATTTGAACATTTTTTAACCCAGCAAGAAAAAGTCCACTTATCTCTATTTCCAGCACCTGAAAAAGTTTGGTGCATATAAGGAGTATCAGCTCTATTCCATCTACATGAGTTATCTACTGAAAAAGCTGTATCTGCTGCTGAATTTGCTCCACCTATAAGAAAAGCCATGTTAAGATCCTAATTCTGGGAACTCTCCTAATGGTCTTTCAATTACTTCTGGGTCCCCTTCATCTGCTGTATTTACATAAATATATAAAGTTTCTAAAGCTGGCGTATCTGCTGCGTTTGTAATTGCCGTCTCCATTTCAGCACATTTAGTTCTAACTGCTGCTCTGTGAGTAGTGATTGCTGATGGAACTGCTGTTCCAGCGTCTGCTTTTCTAACTATGTACCAATCTGTTTTTGCAAGTATTACAGCAGCTTGTTGTTTTATATTTC